CCCTTTGCCGTTCCCCGCCAAGGCCATTCAGCCACAAGTGCATCATTGGCTTCTTCATCGCCATCAATCACGTCCGGTATTACTGAAAAATCAAAAGACGGATAGCGATGCAACTCAGCTACCCACTCGTAATAACCACTCCAGTCCGTAACCGGATCGCCGCTTTTCCATGCGGAGAACGCACCGTTATCAACAGCAAACGACTGGCAGCACTCAAGCACGAGGCCGAGTTGATCTGGATACCGGAACGAAACAAATGCATGCCCGCCACCAACCGCAGCAATGGCCGCTGAGGCTGGGGTAATTGGCAGTCCGTGGTAATGGATCATTTCATCTTCCCCACACGAATTTCTGCATAGCCATAAACATGGCGCCGCGCATCTTTTCGTGATTGTCCGTGGCATCGCGGAACTGCTCGACGTGTCCAGGTTCTGCTGAGTAGGTCATAGACCATCTTCCATAAACACAAGCCCGAGAAACACCAGCGCACCGATGCAAAGCATTAGATCGCCGGCATAGATGACGACTGATTGCAGGATGACCCGCGCCGGATTCTCCGCCGTCAGCAAAACATCCCGAAAAACCCGCGCCGCCATCGCGCTATCGCTCGTGCCGAGGCTCATCTGCGGCCCCGGGTCGGCGTCAAGCCGATCGCTTTCCATCTGCAGCCGGCTCTGCCGATCGCGCAGCTCGCGCAGCCTGGGGGCGACATCATGGAGCGCCAGCCCGGCGCCGGCCTCAATCGTCTCGTACAGCCGCCGCAGGCGTCTATCCACGTCTGCCAGATCGTTCGCCAGCGCGTCAATGCGTTCCTGTTTCTCGCGCGCCCAAGCGCTCGACTGCGATTTCATCTCCAGGAGGATGCCGGCGATGTTCTCCGGCGTGAAAATCCGCCCGGCAATGCTTTCCAGCAGCGCCGTGTCCAGCAGATCGACCGGCACCCGCCGGCTCTCGCAGCCCAGCCCCTTCAGGAACGAACGGCAGTTGTAGTAGTGGTAGCGCACGTCCCCGCGCCCCGTCGCCGTCTCGGTATACATCGCCTGGCCGCACGCCTCGCACACCAGCAGTCCGGAAAACACCGCTTCGCTGCGGGGGCGGCCGCCCACATTACGCGGCGACCGCGCGCCGACCTTCTCCTTTGCCATGTCCCACACCTCCGTCGTCACAATCGCCGCGTGCGCCTGCGTCACGATCTCCCGGCCCCGGTCATTGAACACGATCAGCCCGAGCACGGCCCGCGAGCGCAGCACCGACGCCACCGACGCCTTGTCCCAAACCTTCCCGCGGCGCCCGATGCCGCTGCCGTTGAGGCGCAGCGCGATGTCCTTCTGCCCGTGGCCATCGATGCACCAGCGGAAAATCATCCGCACCACCAGCGCTTCGCTTTCCACCGGAACAAGCTGTTTTCGCCGCCCTACGGGGGCGGATTGATAGCCAAACGGCACATTTCCGCCATTCCAGAACCCGTCGACCGCGTTTTTTGCCATAGAACGCCGCGTATCCTTGGCAATCGAGCGCGAATACTGCTCATCCATGATCGCCACGATGCTTTCGATCATCCAAGCCTCGTCCGATTCGCCGAAATCCTGCGATACGAACACCAGGCGCACACCGGATTTTTCCAGCATCCGCTTGTTCAACGCCGCATCGATATGGTTTCGCGCAAAGCGGCTCGACGACCAGCACACAAAGTAGTCAATCCGCTGCTCGTCGCAGTAATCGAGCGCCGCCTGGAACGCCGGCCGGTTCGTTGTCCGCCCGGAAATCCCGTCATCCCGGAACACCTCAAGCACCCGAGCCCCCAGGGCCGCAGCCTTGGCGCGGCACTGCTCGATCTGGCTCTCCACCGGCAGGCCGTCATCCGCCTGCCGCGCCGTGCTCACGCGGGCATAGACCACCGCCGACTTTTCGCGCTCTCTCATGCCCGGAGTCTAGCCCGGTTCGCGATTTTTTTGATGTTGGTCACATCCAGCGACTCACGCAAATTTTCCCAAAGAGCCCGGTGGATCGTGTCGATTGGCATACCCTGCGCCGCCAGCGCCTCGATATAGCGGTTCCGCTGATACCGGCTATATGCCGAGTAGCAGCGCAGCTTGGGCAAGCGGGCGCCGCCATCGTGGCGCACGCTTTCGTCTTCCGAAACCATCCGCCAAATGTCCAGCCAGGCGTCAAACCCGACGCGCTCGGCGATGCGCAGCCACACCCGCGGCAGCCCGATACGCTCAAGCTCTAAAAATCGGGGGTCGCGCGCTTTTTTTTCAAAATCGGGGGCGGGGGCGGGATTTGAAAAGTTCGAAAGGCCGCAATTGTTCAGGTACTCACCCCCCCCGGCCAGACCATCGGCCAAGCCCTGCCGAGCCCCCACCCCACCATCAAATAAATCTCGTTGCGCGATTTCGTTCGCGCTGCTTCGCTTATCGCTCATTTCGACACCCCGCACGCGCAGATCACCACGTCGACCAACTTCGCACACTGGCAGAAGACGAAATATGCCAAAGCGACTACGCCCGCCGTCTTATATAAGAGTGGGAAGCGCATTTGACCACCTAGCCGCATCGTGTTTATAACCATGCCCGCCGATGTCGCCACAGTCGCACCCTGCTTTGCGCCTGTGGCTTGCTCAAAAAAACAGGTCGCGCCGAAGGCAAGAGCAGCCGGGCTCATGCTGTGCGCCCCTTGAGCTGGCTCAGCAGCATGCTGACTGGCGTCTTGATCTTCGCCAGCGGGTTCGACCTGTCAGACACCCGAGTCAGCTTGCGCAGCGCGAGCTGCTGATACACCGCGGTCGACTTCGGGTCCGCGTGGCCCATCAGCTTCTGCGCCGTGATCGTCGGCACGTCGTCTTCTGCCAGCTCAGTACCGTAGGCATGGCGCATCGCATGCGGGTGCAGCAGCCTGGGATCGACGCCCGCCTTGATGCCATGCCGCTGTATGACCTGCTGTACCCGCTTGCGGCAGAAGCGCCGCTTCTCCCCGCGGTACTCATGCGGCGGGATGTCGCTGCGCCGCAGGGTGACGAACAGCACCTTGTCGCCGTCTGGAAGCAGCCGGTCAACGCCCGGAAGGTCCGGATGCTCCAGATACAACTGCACCAGCAGCGCCGCCTGCTCGGGGATCGGGATCTTGCGCTCGCGGTCGCCCTTCTCCACCACCATCAAAAACAGGCGCGGGCGGCCGTCGACCGCATCCCGCACCAGGTTCGACTCGTTCAACGCCACCAAGCCCGACGAACGCAGGCCACAGCCAGCCAGGAAGGCCATCATCGCCGCGTCGCGCACCCCGGCCAGTGTGCTGAAATCCGGCTGCCACATCAGCTTCTCGATATCGGCCAGCGTCATCACCCGTGGAATCTTGCGCCCCACCTTCGGCTGTGGAACCCCGGTTGCTGGGTTACGCTCGATGTGCTTTTGATGTTCCGCCCAGATGAAGAAGCCGCGCACCGCCGAAATGTGCGTGCGCCGAGAAATCGGGTCTTTCAGCCCAAGGTCGAACAGATGCTTGCCGGTGAACAGGATCAGATCCTCATGATTCGCCCGCAGCGGATCGCGGCCGGCGTCGCTCATGAACCTGCCCAGGCGCGTCAGGGCCAGCCGATAGACCACCGTCAGCCGCTCCGACCGGCCCTTGTTCAAGCGCATGTACTGCAGAAAATCCTCGACGAGAGACAAAAAACTCATAAAAACACCTCTTCAGGTTGGGTGGGGGCAAAACACTGGTGGATTGGTGGATATTGGTGGATCACATCGCAAGCCTTTGAATAAAAGATGTTTTCCATCCACCACAATCCACCAAATGCGACAAAAGCGAAGTACAACTGGTGGATGAAAAAATAGGCAGCCTCAAACTTTGGTGGATTGAACGCCTCTTTTGGTGGATGGCCTTTTCTTCTTCTTCTTCTTTGTTTACAAAAGGAAAAGAGAGAGAAAAGAGGCCAAAAACAGAAAAACCCGTGGCGGATGAAAAGGCCGGTTTGGTGGATGAAAAGGCCGGTTTGGTGGATGTTTCGCCCCATTTGGTGAGGCGATAGTGCTCCAAGATCAATGACTTAGCTGCAAAAGCACCAGCCATCCACCAATATTGTGTACACCGCCCGCCAACCTTTGGCGATGATTCGCCCAGGCAAAAATTTTTTAGAGCCGACCGGCCCCATCCTTCAGAGGAAGGTTTTCGGGCGCGGCCCGCTCTACTCATGAGGGGTGCGGGGAGAAGCGCGGAAGCGAACATCGGCCCGATCACTATCTATTGACCCCGAGGGCGACGCGCTCGACGGCCGTCTCGGCTTCACCCAGACAGCGCAGCGCATTGATCGTATAGGCTTCCGGGCCCAACCCCATCAACTCGCCACTGCGCAGCGCCTCCAGGTCGCAGCGGACGGCGGCCAGCCAATACACCACGTCGCCCACATCGTTCAGGTCTTTGGCGTTCATGGCGGCGTGTTGCCGAATGCTTTGGCCGCAGCCAGTTGATCACCCGTCAGTCGGTCATACTGACCAATGCCAAGCAGCTTGCGTATTGGCTGGCCAACCGGAGAGCTTCCGCCTTGAGCGTGATACAGAGCCCACAGAAGCGCGCCCTCCATCTGTTGGCGTTTCGGGTGATGCTCAATCGTGTCGGAATTAGGATCGATGCACTCATTGGCCGGATCGCAGAGCACGGCCATTCCACAAACAACACGAAAAATAGACCCCTGATTAAGCAACGATTTCAGGCCGTCAATCAAGCGCCAGTATTGATCGCGGTCTTTGCTGTCGAGCCATTCGATCGACTCGGCATCGGCTGTCAGATCATCCGGCATATGGCCGCGCGAAATCGCATCGCAGTAGTTGGCCAACGTCATGGCCATGTTGATATCGGCGTCGGAAGCCTTGGCCATTTTCATCGCTGCCCCCGCTTCTGGTCAGGCTTGAATGCACGCCACACCGAACGCACGAGCCAGTACGGCCAAAGCAGTCCGAACATGAAAAACATGGCTGCCACCTCCAGCCACGTCAGCGGCTTGTCATCGACCGTGCCTAAGCAATATCCGGCGTAGTAAAGCCCGATGGCCGCGTATATACAGATCATCTCTCTCTCCTCAAAAAATCACCCATTCAACTCCGGCCGATGCACAAACACCCCGAACTCCTCCAACCTGGCCAGCGACACCGCAGCCATCCGGTTATACCTGCGGTTGCCGATCGTCTTCTCGCTCTCGCCGACGATCACCCCGGCCTGCTCCATCTGCTGCTTGAACACCCGGTCGGATTTCACCGGCAGCCCGTTCCAGAACTCCCGCAGCGCCGTCGTCCGGCTCAGGTGGTGCATCACGTCGCTGGTGCGCAGGTACAGGCACGCCTCGCCGGCGTACCCGTGATCCTCGATCTTCCACGGCCCGACGTAATGCCCCGCCGCGATCTCGCCCACCACCGTCTCCATGATCCACACCCACGGCTGGCGGTCCGCGCTCGTCTGGCTGATATGCGCGTTCATCTCCGCCAGCAGATCGCTCAGGAACGGCCCCGCCTTCGCATCCAGCCCCGCGAAATCGCACAGCAGGCACCAGGCCGTCATCAGCGCCGCGTAATTGTTCGCCATGCGGATCGCCCCGTCGTCCTCGCCGGAAGCCCGTGACGACCTCGCGCACGCCTCGCAGCAGCGGTCGAACAGCGCCCGCACCTGCGCCCCCGTCAGCCCGGCCAGATACTCCAGCCACTGGCGCACCGGGAAGCGCGGCAGATCGACGGGCAGCAGCGGCCCCTTCTCCTTCAGCGAGGCGCGCACCACCTTGCCCGTCAGGCTCTTCACCGGCACATCCTCGCCGGCCAGCAGCACCGGCGCCGACAGCAGGAACTCCAGCATGTCGGACCCGCGCCGGTTCACCGTGTACTGGTAGTTCTCCTGCAGGATCGCCACCGCCTTGTCGATCACATCCTGCCGCCGCGCCGAAATCTCCTCCCAGCCCACCGGGTGGCTCGTGTGGCTCACCGACGTCAGCAGCCGGAACTCCGTCTGCAGCGACTGCCCGGAAAACATCGTGAATGAGATCGCCCGCTCCAGCCGCTTGATCAGCGTCGACTTGCCCATCCCCTTGCGCGCCTGCAGCACCATGTGCGGCCAGAACCCCAGCAACGCCTTCAGGTGCCCGCCCAGGCCCCACACCAGCAGCTGCCCGGCCGCGCTCTTGCCGAAAGTCGCGCCGAACGCCTCGATCACTCGCCGCGCCTCGCCCTTGCTGCCCGCCGGAAACGTCATATTGTGGTACGGGCACTGCTGCTCCGGGTTCTGGAAATAACAGTCCGGCCCCTCGTTCACCACCAGCTTCTCGTCGCGCCAGCACAGCCCGACAAAATTGGACGCATGCCGCGCCCCGATATGCGCCGCGTTCTCGAAGATATTCACCAGGCGACTGAACTTCGACTGGTCCCACACCGGCCCGAACTTCTTCCATACATCGATGTTGTGCAGCTTCTCGTCGTCGACCACCTTGCGGATCAGCTTCGCCCCGTGCCGCGTCGTCTGCACTGAAACACTGAACAAGGTCTTCGGCTGCGTATCCGGGTCGCCCGTCATCGTCGCCGTCGCGCCCTGGATCGCCACCCGCGACACCGCCGCGATGCGGAACCCGGCAAGCTCGCGCATCGACAGCCGGGGCGCTACCGCGTCGCCCTCCTTGTCCTCCTCCACCTTGTCCACGTAACTCGTGAAGTCAGGCCGGACCCGGAAGCGCCAATACAGCGCATCGTGATGGAAAGGCAGAAACAGCCGTCTTTTCCCGGTCGACCGCGAAAACAGGTCGTTATCGCGCCCATGCCCAGGCATGCCCGGAATCGCCCACTGTTCGAGGCGCCACAGCGCCTTGCGCAGATCATCGGGGCCGGAAGCCTTCAGCAAGTCGTTCACGTCATTGACGCCCCACTCGCTGAAATCCACCATCACTGCCGACACATCCAGCGCCACCAGCCGCTCGTGCAGCGCCCAGGCCGCCTTCAGCCCCGCGCAATAGCCGTCGTCGCCCGGCTCGTCGTTGTCCGCCACGATGATGATCTGCTTGCCGCGCGCCCAGTCGAACGAGATGTTGCCCACGTTGCCCACCCCGCGCAGCGCGAACGCCGCCGTCCTGCCCGGCATCTTCGCCGACTCGATCGACAGCGCATTGATCGGCGATTCCGTCACATACACCGTCTCCGCCGCGTGCAGCCGCTTCACGTCGGAAGTCCACCCATAGCCGTACTTTTCGCCCTGGCACGTCGTCTTGATACCGCCGTTCAGGTCGGCATCGAAGTAGCGCAGGTCGACCGCCATCACGTGGCCAGGATTCAGCGTGCGCACGATGAACGCGCACGCCGGCCCGCCGTGCATCCGCTCGCCCGCCGCCACCGTCGGCGAAGTCCAGTCGTTGAAGCCGACCGCCTTGGCCAGCGCCGCCCGCTGCGCGATCTCCGGATCGATCCCGCGCGCCTCGATCAGCCAGTCGACCCCGCGCTGCACCGACGCCAGGCAGCGCTCGGCGATGTACTCGGCGCGCGACTTCTCCGCGCGGGGTTCGGGGGCCACGCCATCGGCCCGGCGCTCGGGCAAGGGCACGCCGGCAAACGCCGCCACATCCTTCAGCGCCTCGGCGCGCGACAGCCCCATGATCTTCTCGGCGAAGTGGAACACGTCGCCCGCCTTCAGATCGGCCGGCGCCCCGCACGAATAACACTTCCACGAATTCTTCTTGGTGTCGACTTTGAAACAGTCGTTGTGCGAGCAGCACGGCGCCGGATTGATGAACGTCGTCGCCCCCGACTTCGCAGCCTTCGCCACCGGCAGCTTGTGCTCGATGTAATCGGCGAGGGAGCAAGCCCCCTTCACCTCGGCGAAAATGCGGTTGTCGGTTGTCATGAAATCAGCTCAAAGATCGGCGAAACGAATCCCCGACGCATGCACGAAGCGCCGCGTCGTTCTCCCGCGCAGCGCCATACGAAACACCTGCAACTGCCAGTCGTCGCCGGCCAGGCGGCGCAGCGGCGGCGGCACCAGCGCCGCATCGCCCACCGACACCCCGGCCGCCGGCGCATCCAGCACGTCGAACACCTCCTCCCACGGCACCGGGCAGCCATCGACCACGCGCCGCAGATCGCCCGTCACCGCCCACACCGGAACCAGCAACAGCGCCCCGGTCCGCGCCAGAATCAGATGATCGAACGAGCGGAACGCCCGACCATCCTGCGAGAAACCGGACAGCGTTTCGAGGGGAATACGCAATAGCGATGGGTGAGTCATAGCAGGATGTCCACCGTCCGCTTTTCGCGCTCGGCAAGCATCTGGTCGGCATGATCCGCCGCAGCGAAATGCAGCGATGTCCGGGAGTCTCGGTTGTACAGGTAACCCCGGTCGCCGTAATACGAAATCAGCCCGGCCAGGGCCGCCTTGGCGTACTCGTCCCACAACGTCAACCGCAGCTCGCGGTTCTCCCGCTCCAGCCCGCGCACCTTCGTCTCAAGGAACTTAATGTCGTCCATCTTCCGCACCCTCTATCGCGTTCAGATTGTTTTCGCAGCGAATGCACGGAAAGTCCCCGTCGGTCAGAGTACGGTGGATGCAAACGCAGCACGGAAAAGCCAGGCGACTCTCGAACGCCTTGTCGACCTTAAAGCGGTCACGGATGACGCAGGATTCATCAAAAACCGTCATTCGTCATCTCCAGAAAACAACGGCGCAGAACAGCGCCAGAAACCCGGCCGCGCTCGCAAACAAAATGCGCTTGGCGCGGTCGCAGAGGTCACAGTTCACACTCCGCAGACGCGGCGCGTTCATCATCCTGCTACGATTCATAGCGCCTCCCACAACGTATGCTCGGTGCCGCGAACCCGGCGCACCGCCCCTTTTCTCTCCAGCACCACCAGAATGTTGCTCACCGCCTGGAAGGGTTTTCCAAGGCGCTCGGCAATCAAGAAGACCGGCGCCGGCTTTCCAAAGGCGCGAAGGGCCGCCATGATCGCCGCCATCTTCTCCTCGACATGCGGCGACCGCGCGGGGGCCAAAGTCGGCGCCTCCGTCCACCACGACGGCAAACAGATCTGTTTGAGATAAATCGCCAGGTCGCTCATGTCACCATCCCGTTGGCCAGCTTCCACTCATAGATTGCCGCCTCGAACAGCCGGCCCGCCTTCGCCGCCATGTGCACCACCCAGGCGTCGCCCAGATGCCGCCTCTTCGCCGCCAGAGCCAGCGCCCGATACCCCAGCCGCGTCAGCCGGATTTCCCTGTCGCTGGTCACAATTGCCCTCCCTTGCCGACCGGCTGGTCCCCCTCATCGCGCCGATGGCACAGCGCCGGCATCGCCTTCGCCGTGGCGTCGTCCTGGCAGGCCAGCGCCATGATGCCGTCGGCCACCGCCAGCGCCTTGTCGCGCTCGCCGAGCGAGTTGAACAGCAGAGACAGATAGCGCAGATCGCACGGAACGTCCTGCGAGAACCCGCCGAAGGCGATGCTCACCCCGCCGCCGCCGGCCCCGCCAGACACGCCGCGCGTGCACGGTGAATTCGTCAGCATCGACGGCACCACCAGATCCGGCGTATTGCGATAGGTCTTCGCCACGCCAGCCGCCCCGCCGAACCCGCCGGAGATGTTGACCACGTTCCCGTTCGCCGTCGCCGATCCGCCCGAGGCATTGGCGCCGGCGACAGAACTGGCGCGCGCTGCCGCCAGGGCCGCGGCACTGGATTCCGCCCGCGCCATCTGGCTGACCGATACCGTGGTCGTCTGGGTCGTCTGTTCAGGCCGTGGCAGCTCGGTCGAGTACGCCGAAAAAGCCGCGACAAGTCCGGCCGATACAAGAACTCCGATTCGCTTCATGACATGCTCCTTTGGTTGAAATATTCGCGGTCAAGACAGGGCAACATCGCGCCACTCGCCGTTGCCGCATTCGTCCTGCCACCACTGCTGCAGCACCGGCTGCACCGACTCCTTGACCCAGGTCGGCCCGTGCTCGACGATCACCGGCTTGCGCACCCAGCGCAGATGAACGGTCGGCTTCATTCATCCACCCCGAGGTACTGGTCATGCGCCGCAGTCTGGCAGACCCTGAACAGCACGCCGTAGCCGTCGCCGATGCCGTCACGGCGCAGCGCCAGCGAGCGGGCGCAGGTATCGCGCCGGTCGCACAACTCGCCCCGCCGGGCGGTCAGAGCCATGCAGCGGATATCCTTGTCCACAGATTCAATACGCATCACGCACCGCCTTTCTCGAAGCCCCAATCCTTCGCCAGCGCCTCGAATACCGCACCGCCGTTCTCGAAGTAGCAATGCACTTCCTGCCTCGCATTGGCATCCATCCGCAACACCGCCAGGCAATCGACCATCACCTCGTAATCGAGGCTGCGCAGGTTGGTCAGGTCAAGCGGGAAACGGTGGCCGTTGTAGCAGCCCAGCAACACCCGCGCGACCCGCTCGCTCTGCCCCGTGTCGCGATGGGCAATCGGCAGCAGCCGGCGCAAGGCGGACTCTCCTTCGTCCCGGTCATGCCGAATCATTGAATGAATTTCATGCATTCGGCGCTGGTAGTCGGACATGATGTTTTCCAGATCGACAGGATTGGCCAGCATATCGATCGTGCTCATGCCGCCACCCCCGCGAACTCCCGCCGCAGCCGGGCCGGCGTCATCCGGCCGCGCGCCGGGAAAGCCTGCGCCACCAGCTCCGCGCCGCCGCCGCTCGCGCTCTTGCGGCTCATCGTCAGGTAACGCAGGCACGACCGCGCATCCGCATGCCCCAGCAGCCGCGACAGCCGCGCCAGGACGAACGTCGGGTTCTCCGAGCCCGACGATTCCACCACCTGCGCCGCGAAGGCATGGCGAAACCAGTGCGGCGACACCTCGTCATCCACCCCGGCCAGCCTGGCCCATTCCTTCAGCGCCAGTTGAAACGCCCGCACCCCCAGCCGCTCGCCGCGCCGCCCAACCACCAGCGGCGCCGCCTCATCCGCAAGCACCCGCTGCGCCAGCAGATCATGAAACGCCTGCCCCGCCTCGCCCCGCAGGTGCACCGTCAGGTCGCAAAACTGCCCCTTGCGCCTACTTGCCGGCACGAACAAATAGCCAAGGCGGAACGCCGCCTTTGCCTCGCCCACCGAAAGGCTCAAGAATTCCGTGATCCGCATGCCCGTCGTCAGCAGCGCCCGCATCACCCCCCAGTCGCGCTTCGCCTGCCAATCCCCGCGCGTCCTGAACAGACGCCGCAGCAGCGCCTCCTCGCTCACCAGCAAACACCGATTGCCCATCGCTCTCACTCCTCAAGTCGGAAGCATCAAGGGCCGCTCCCGTGCCCAGAATCGCCACACCCAGCAACAACCCGTCAATCCACTCTCTTGTCCGCATGTCGCCCTCCCCTCGTCACCAGCGCCGGCCCGTAGCCCCGCGCCGCCAGCGCATGCCGGAACAGCCGCGCGAACGCCGCGCACGTCTCCATGTCGAAAGCGATCGCCGACCCCGCCGGCAGCGTGTCGCGCACCGCCGGCGCCACCGCCTTGCGCCTAGCGGCCATGGCCGCCCCCGCGCAGCCCGCGCAGCCGCTCCACCAGTTCCAGCGTCGCCGCCGCCACCCCGTAAGCCGTCTCCTCGATCCGCGCCATCTCCACCGCGCAGATCGCCCCGCCATCGAGCGCCGACTCCACCACCCCGGCGAACGCCCCCAGGCGCACGTCGCGCTGCAGCACCATGTCGAGCAGGGAAGCATCCGAAACCCGCGAATAGTCGGGCTTGGCGAAAGCGAGGAAGCCGCAGGTATCGGCAAAGGCATGCAGGATGCGGAAATCGTGCGCCGCCACGCTCATCGCGACCGCCATGCCCAGCGACAAGGTATGCGTGTCCTGCTCGGGATTCACCCGGTTCAGGAAGGTGCCGGCCGGCACCCCCAGCTTGCGCGCCAGGCCGCTCGCCCCGTCGGGGCGAAAATCGTGCGCCACCCGGTAGGCGGCTTGCATCACATCCATGTGGACCACTCCTCTCCGCTCACTATCAATGCGGGAGGCAAACCGGGAAACTGAAGCTGCTGAAGCGAAACAGCACCGGTTGCTCACCCGACCAGCGCCCCGCTACCGCTCGCAACGGCGGCGGGGCGCAAACCCTCTTGCTATGCCGCCTTGTCCTTTTCGTAGCACTTCGGATCGACCACCAGCGCGCCGCCGGTCAGCGCCTGAATCTGGTAGGCGCGCCCCATCGGCACGACCGACGGCCACTGCGAGACAGCGGCCCGATCGATGTTCAGTTGCCGCGCCACTTCGGCGCCGCTGCCAAAAAATTCCAACACTTGTTGTTTGAGCATCGCGTTCAATTCACTTAACAAGCATGCATGTTAAGCATCCTGAACGTCCGATGTCAACACATTTAACATTCAGCGAAGAATACTTAACAAATGATCTTTTCCGAACGCCTGAATGAATGCCTGTCGCTACGCGGCCTCAAGCCCGCCACGCTCGCCCATCGCTGCGGCGTATCCCGCACGACGGTCAAATACTGGCTGGATGGCACGACCAAAGACCCGAAGACCGAGCACCTGATCAAGCTGGCCGAAGTGTTCGGCGTCAACGCGGAATGGCTAAGGACGGGGGCCGGCGAGCGCTATAAGGCATCGCAACTGGAGGCCAGCCAGAACGCCAGCGCCTACGTCGTCCAGCACCTTCCAGAAAAAATTCGGGACATGGTGCGCTGGCTCGAAGACCTGCCGCCCAACATCAACGAAGCGGTCTATCAATTCGTCAAAGCGCTGAACGATGCCAAATAAACCTTGGTGAAATTGCGCTGGTGGGTGGGAGCGGCCCGTAAAACGCAAGCGCGCGCCTGACTTAGTTCATCAGTTCCCCGCCATGATGACCCAGTTGGAGCCATCGCTCACCAACTCCGCCCACTTCCCGGCCGTCGCGGCAAGGATCGCAGTTCCTGCCGTGTCGGTATCCAGCGGCTTGACATTGGACGATGCGCTGATGA